TTAATAAAAAGATTAGAAGATACATTTGTATCAGAAGAAAGAGTAAGAATAAAAAAACAACAACCAAGACTAATAAAAATAAAAACAATGAAACAAACAGAAGTTGCTGTTTCTAAAGTTGAATATCATCAGGAGGCATTTTAATGAGTAAAGTAAAAGACATAGGTATTAATTGGAATCTACGATACCGATTAGAAAAAAGTAGATGTGAGTTATTAGAAATGAAAATAGATATATTAAGAAAAAGATTATTAAAATATGAAAACTATAATACTAGGTCCACCGGGGACGGGCAAGACGACAACGTTATTGAATTTAGTCGATCAGTTCATCCAACAAGGGATTAGGCCAAAACAGATAGGATACTTTTCTTTTACTAGAAAAGCTGCAAGAGAAGCTGCAACAAGAGCCGCTGAAAAGTTTGGTTTGGATGCAGAAAAAGATTTAGAGAACTTTAGAACTCTACATTCTTATGCGTTTAGTCGTTTAGCTATGACAAAAGAAAAGATGATGACAGGAGATAATTACAGAGAGTTTGGTAAATTAGTAGGTATACCTATTAAGACAGCAAAGTATTCTACGGATGATGGTACATTTAATTCGGATAATGAATACTTAACTATTATGAACACAGCTAGAGTTAAACGTATGGATCTACTGGAGTATTATGATTCTAGACAAAACATATTAGATATAGAAAGAGATACTTTGTATTTACTAGCAGAAGAATTAAAAAGATTTAAAAAAGAAAAAGGTCTAAAAGATTTTAATGATCTGTTAGAAGATTTTATTGCAAAAGAAAAACATAATAAGTTTGAGGTATTGTTTATAGATGAGGCACAAGATTTATCTTTGTTACAATGGGAGATGGTAAGAAAGATTTGGTCTAAAGCAGGAAAAACTTATATTGCAGGTGATGATGACCAAGCTATATTCAAATGGGCTGGTGCAGATGTAGATCACTTCATAGCATTAAAAGAAGAAGTAAATGATATTAAAGTATTAGATCAATCTTACAGAATACCAGGTGGTCCTATACACGAACTATCACAAAATATTATAAACAAAGTACAGAATAGATTTGATAAAGATTATAAACCTAGAGATGATGAGGGTATTCTCAAAAGATATTCTGACATTACACAAGTAGATATGTCTAAAGGTAATTGGTTGGTATTGTCTTCTGCAAATTATTTTTTAGATGATGCTAAAGATTTATGTGAGATACAAGGATGGTATTATCAATTTAAAGGACGTAACTCTATACCCCTAAAACTTCTTATGGCTTTAAATAATTGGGAAGCTTGGCGTAAAGATGCACAACTAAATCATTTAGAAATAAAAAATATATATGAATATCTAGGATCACACGTATTGCCTGGATTTCAAAAAGGTAAGACATTACATTCTGACACAAAGTATCTAATGAGAGATTGTAGAGCTGAACACGGTTTGGTTACAGACAGTGTATGGTATGAAGCATTTGAAGGATTAGATCCTATGACGGAAACTTACATTCGTAATATGAGGGCGAACGGTGAGATGATAAATAAAAACCCTCGTATTATAATGTCAACAATACACGGAGCAAAAGGAGGAGAAGCCGACAAAGTTTTATTGATGCAAGACATAACTAATGCAGCGCTAGAAACGTTTAGTCACGACCCGGATGAATTACATAGATTATTCTACACAGGTGCGACGCGCGCGAAGCGTGAATTACACGTCTTAGATCCAAAAGATTTTGATCGAGCATATATACTATGAAGAAAAAAATAACAGACGATTGGAAATTTAAACAAGTTGGAGGATCGCATTATATGTATATGGAAATTCAACCAGCAGAATTTATAAACAAAAATAAGTTGCTTTTTGCGGAAGGCAACGCTATAAAATACATATGCAGACACTCAAGCAAGGGTGGTATAGAAGATATAGATAAAGCAATACATTATCTAGAAATGGTGAAAGAGAGAGATTATAAATGAGAAATACACAGATACCTTTGTTCACTCCAGAAACAGAGTGGGTGATGCCAGAAGAATTAAAAAATCTTAAAGGCGCAAAAGAAATAGCAATTGATTTAGAGACTAATGATCCACATTTAAAGGAACTGGGCTCTGGTAATGTGACTGGAAAAGGCCACATTGCGGGCATTGCGGTGGCCGTAGAGGGCTGGTCTGGCTATTTTCCGATACACCACGAGTCTGGTGGTAATATGGACAAAAAATTGGTGCTTTCTTGGCTAAAAGACATCTGTAATCAAGAAGAAACTACCTTCATATTTCACAATGCTATGTACGATATTTGCTGGTTAAGGTCAGCAGGACTGACCATTAAAGGTAAAATTGTTGACACTATGATAGCAGCGTCTTTAATTGATGAGAATAGGTTGTCTTATCAATTAAATACATTGTCTAAATTTTATATAGGTATGGGTAAAGATGAAAGTATTTTAAATGCAGCAGCAAAAGAATATGGTTTAGATCCTAAAAAAGATATGTGGCGATTGCCTGCATTATTTGTAGGTCAATATGCAGAACGTGATGCAGAGTCTACACTTAAACTTTGGAAGAGATTAGAAACAGAATTATACAAAGAAGAACTTTGGGATGTATTTAATTTAGAAACTAAATTATTTCCTTGTCTTGTAGATATGAGATTCAAAGGTGTAAGAGTTGATCTAGAAAAAGCAGCTAAGATTAAAAAAAATCTTATGGATCGTGAGTCTAAAATTATTAGTAAAATTAAAAACTTAACTAATGTTGATGTAGAAATACACGCAGCTAGATCTATTGCAAAAGCTTTTGATAAATTAAAACTTCCATATGATAGAACAGAAAAAAGTAAAGAACCAAGTTTTACAAAAAACTTTTTACAAAATCACCCACACGAATTACCAAAACTAATTGCTGATGCAAGAGAGATAAACAAAGCTCATACTACATTTATTGACTCCATAACTAAACACGCAGTTAAAGGTAGAATACACGCAGACATAAATCAAATAAGATCAGATGCAGGTGGAACTGTAACCGGTAGATTCTCTATGTCTAATCCAAATTTACAACAAATACCTGCAAGACATCCTGAACTAGGTCCTATGATTAGATCTATATTTATACCAGAAGAAAAAACTAAATGGGGATCATTTGATTACTCACAACAAGAACCTAGAATTTTAGTACACTACGCAAAGTTACAAAACTTAAATGGTGTTGATGAAATTGTAGACGCATACAACGTTGGAGACGCTGATTTCCACCAAGTCGTGGCCGATATGGCAGGCATAGAACGTAAGCAAGCCAAGACGATCAATTTGGGTTTAATGTATGGTATGGGTAAAAATAAGTTGATGGCCGAATTGGGTCTAATGAAAGAGTCGGCGGAAAAACTAATTAAACAATATCATTCTAAAGCACCATTCGTAAAACAACTTATGGATAATGTATCTCGTAAAGCAAATGATAGAGGTAAGATTAGAACTTTAGGAGGTCGTGCCTGTCATTTTGATTTATGGCAGCCTGTTCAATTTGGGGTTTTTAAACCTTTACCATTAGAACAAGCTAGAAAAGAATATGATGAACCATTAAAACGTGCATTTACTTACAAAGCATTAAACAAATTAATACAAGGATCGGCAGCAGATATGACAAAGAAAAGTATGGTAGCTTTATATGAAAATGGTATAATACCACACATACAGATTCACGATGAGGTAGATATCTCTGTTGAGTCTGATAAAAAAGCAGAAGAAATAATAGAGATTATGGAATCTGCTGTGGAACTTAAGGTTCCAAATAAAGTTGATTATGAGCACGGGCCTAACTGGGGTGAAATAAAATAATGGCATACTTAAATGCAAACATACCAGCAACCTATGCACAGATACGAAGGGAGTATTTATATGATCTTAAAAAACATCACGGAGAAGTCGAAGACTGTATTATCTTTGGCCTCAGCTCTTTGGGTGGCAGGGCTATCTTATGGCACGCAATTATGGAAAATGGCGCAGTCTTTTATCGCCTGCCTATTAGTGCATTTATCCAACGCGGTTTCAAAGTCGAAGACGTACCAAAAAGAAGATTGGATGAACTGGAGCTTTGGAATTCTTTTAGTTATTATCCTACTGTTACTAGTTGGAATATTCTAAGCGCAGCTTCAGGAAAATATATTGGTAAAGATAAAAAGTGGCATTATGGTGGGTACTTATTTACCGTTGACTGGGCACACCCAGATGGTAATATATTAGATACCGATCATTCGGAAATACCACACGAACATAAGTGTGCACACATCATAGCCCTAGACGATGGGAACTATGCGGCGCAGCCAAATAACAGATGCATTTGGGACCTACCTTCATTCACAGTTAAGGATACAATTCCTGACTGGAAGGTGCAAACAAATGAATGGAATGTAGAAGATACAGGTGCGTGGAAGACAGAAGACACCGACAATTTCTTTTATGAGATTGAAGAAAAAAAATGAGGAACGTAAATGAATTTAGCAGATCTGTTAAAAAAGAATTTTGTATTAGTACCCGTAGTAGCTTCAGTGCTAGTCGGTACATTTACTGGCGTTCGTTATATTGTTAATCTTACAGACACCATCAATACTAACCAGCAAGAAATAGTAGACCTTAAAAGAGATTTAAAAGTTGCTGAAGATAAAATTGTAGATCAAAATACAAGACTAACTTCTGCAGAATCTACTTGGCAGATGGCAGAAAATTTATACAGACAACTAGCGGATCAAGTCAGAGAACACGACTATGATATTAAGGATTTAAATAGGTAATGTATGGAGGTCGCCAGGATGAATTACTATTTTACAGGTGCATTAATTGTTTTATTTGTGTTGCTGTGTTTTATAAGACCTGCGCATCCTAGAAATGAGTATCTCAATGACGGTACTAATACTTGTAGCACTGGTGATCTTAGCTTATCAGTC